AGTGCCTCTTTGGAGTAGTACATTGGGACTTGCTGGCAGAGTGGACTGTGTTGCAGAATATAATGGCGAGTTGTGTATAATCGACTTCAAAGGTTCGACAAGAATCAAACGACAAGAAGATATAGAGAACTACTTCACTCAAGCAACAGCATATGCAATTATGTGGCATGAAAGAACAGGAAACCCCATAAACAAATTCAACATACTTATGGCAACAGAAGAATCATGCACACCACAGGTATTCGGTGGTAAACCACTAGACCATGTTTCTAACTTATATAACGCTATAAAGTATTACAAAAAAGATACTCAAAATTTATTATTGAATAAATAGTTTATATGCTATCATTTAAACAATATCTCACAGAGGGAAAGAATACTCACCTCATCCACCTTGAAGATTTGGCATTTGAAGGTTCGGATAGGGTGCAGGAAGGTATTTATTTTCTTGAAGAACTTGCACAAATGCTTGGAGGCAATTCAAAGTCTAAAGTTAATGCATCTGTGAAGTGGGATGGTGCGCCTGCAATCATATGCGGTAAGAACCCAGAGAACGGAAAGTTCTTTGTTGGCACTAAAAGTGTATTCAACAAACGACCAAAAGTAAACTACACAGTAGCAGACATTCGCAAGAACCACACATCAGGTGTCGGTGATAAACTTGTAGATGCCTTAAAGAACCTAAAAGGATTGCCAATACGAGGCGTCTTGCAAGGGGATATGATGTTTGGTTCTGGTGATACTAAAGTAGAAACAATCAAAGGTGAATCTTATATAACATTCACACCCAATACAATAACCTATGCAGTTCCTATTAATTCCGATTTAGGCAGAAAAATTAAACAATCGAAGTTTGGAATTGTGTTTCATACCGAATATACAGGAAAAACATTATCTAAAATGTCTTCCAGATTCAATCCAAATGTTGATGCACTCAAAAGAAGTAAAAAGGTATGGATAGATGATGCAAAATTTAAAGACACAAGTGGTACAGCATCACTAACTCTGGCCGAAACACAAAAAATATATGCATCGTTTAACGACATTAACAAATATCTTAAACTTTCTAGTGGATTTTTAAATAAAATTAGAGACGATAAAAAGATGTTTGACCTTCTAAACATCTATGTGAATGTAAATATTCGTGGTGGTTCTGAATCTTTATCTGCGGAGAGTTTCATAAAATGGCTAGACAATAGACTAGAGGGCGAAGTTGCTGGCATGAAATCTGAACGAGGACAAGAGAATAAAAGAAGACAAAAAGATGAAACCATAAAGAAATTCACAGACTTTGGCAAAAGTATTGACGGAATGTTTAAGTTGCGTGAATCATTGAGAGTCTCTAAAATGATTATTCTTCGTAAACTAGAAAAGGTTGAAGGGATGAGTACATTCATTAAAACCGACAATGGGTTTAGAGTAACCAAACAAGAAGGATATGTTGGTGTAGACAGACTCACAAATAGTGCCATCAAAATAGTTGATAGGTTAGAGTTTAGTAAAGCAAACTTCAGTGTTCCAAAGAACTGGATAAAGGGTTGAAATGAACAAAGATATGATTAATCGTAGAAATACGAGAGATTGGATAAAATGTAATGATGATTCAAGGGCACACATTTGGCGAGATAGGTTTGTAGAAGAACATGGTGGTCAATTTGTACAAGATGGTAGAAATTGGAGGTGGGAAGAACTTAAAATTATTGAAGATACTAGAATAAAACAAGAACGCAAGGAGTTCATTTTTATAAATAGTGATGGAGTAGAATTTTTGACTGACAACTTCACTAAATTTTGTAGAAAGAATGATTTAAATAAATCAGCAATGTATAAAGTAATGTCTGGAGAGAGAAATCATCACAAAGGCTTTACATGTAGGAAATTACCCCCAAAAGGAGAATAAAATATGACAACACTCGCAAATGTAGAAGGATTTTTTGGAACTATCTGGTTCATTGGACTTGTTTTCGTTGCTGGCGCCGTAATTGGAACACCTTTGTGGAACTGGGTGAAAAAATATTTTCCTTGGAATCAATAATTCACCCTTAATATAAAAACCCACTGGCTTCTAACATAAGGAGGAGGTGGTCACATAAAGTAAGTAACCCACTGAAGTCGGTGGAGTTAGGGAAAGCATCCCAGGATGCTTTCCTGTTTTTATACATATAATACATATAAAAGTGAGAAAGTACGCATGAGCAAAAAAATTGTATTTACATTTGGAAGATTTAATCCCCCAACATCGGGGCATTTTCTATTGGCAACTAAAGTAAAACAAGAAGCATCTAGACGAGGCGCAGACCATATCATTTATGGTAGCAGTAGTCAAGACGCCGCAAGGAATCCTCTCAACCCTAGACAAAAACTAAGATTTATGAAGAAAGTCCTCAGAGGATTCAATGTAGATATTAATAGAAGTATCGCAAATCCGTATGATGTGTTGGAAAAGTTAAACAAAGAGGGATATGATGATGTTGTTATGGTTGTTGGTGCAGACCGAGTTAATGAATTCCGAAGAGGAATGAAACGATACATTGGTCCAAATAAATTATACAAATTCAAAAACTTTGAAGTCGTTTCCGCAGGTGAAAGAGACCCAGATGCAGATGATGTGACTGGAATGTCTGCATCAAAGATGAGAGCAGTAGCAAAAGAAGGAAATATTGCGGCATTTAAACTTGGAGTTCCATCTCATGTTTCTACAAACGATGTCAGTGCATTCTTTAAAGCAGTCCAAACTGGCATGAAAATTAAACCATTTATCGAAGAGTCTTGGTTTGATTATGATGAATTTATGGAATTTCTAGAAGAAGAAAAGGGGTCTTGTGTGGCCAAAAATATGTTGAAGAAGTTTGATATGAGTGGTGAAGGGATTGATATTCCTGCTGTTAATAATCGAGTATGGGGAACAGAAGGAATTAAAAAGAGTGCGAAGAAGAAAAAAGTTAAAGTAGAAGAAGAAACCGAACTCAATGAACTCACAATCCAAGCGAGACGAAAAATGGCGATGAGTGCAAAGAGAACTGCAAAGAGGCGTGCAAGAAAAAGGAAAATGAAAGAAAAGAGAAAGAAATCTGGTACAGAAATTAAGAAGAAAGCACAAAAGTCTGCGATTTCAAAGATTCGTAATAAAATGATAAAGGGAGTGAATTGGAATGATTTATCATATTCACAGAGAGAGAAGATAGGCGAGCGGTTAAAGAAAAAGAAGGGCGCAATTCAAAAACTGGCAAAAAGATTATTGCCTGCAACACAGAAAGCAGAACAAGAAAGACTTAAAAAAGTGAGAGCAAGAATGACAACAAACGACCCAGCAAAAGCAGTTGAAAAATTTGAAAATGTTGACTATGATTTTGAAATGGAAGTCTTGAGTGAATCTGCACGAATGCAAAAGGCAGAACAAGTGCGAATTGCAAAACAAAGAGAACGAGACCGTGGTACTGGTGCAGAAACACCACAAGAAAGAAATACCGCAGAGAAGAAAGCAGAAAGAAAAGTTCAAGGTTCTGGAAAATTAACTTGGAAAGATGTAGCAATTGTAAAGAATACCGCATCGGGGAATATCTCCTTTATAAAGAGTCCAAACCCTGCTAGACATGACCCTGTGACTGGAGGAGAAAAAGGCAAAGCATCTATTGAAGTGGGAAGAAAAGCGGCAAAAGGGAAATTTGGAACATTTAAACCAAACAAGTACTCCAGAGAACTTCTTGGTACATCGGTTGGAGGAGAAGACGAAGAAACAACAAACGGTGCAAGTTCGGATGAGCAAGGCACGAATGGAGTCCAAGGATTCGCGCAAAGAAATGGCGATGTTGAAGTACCACTGACGGATGCTCAGAAAAGAACACAAACAAATGTTGACAAGGCAGAAGAATTTAGGTCTAAAACAGATGCAGGCATGGCACAAGATGAATGGGACCAATATCAACAAGGAAAAGAAGTAGAGTTAGACCAAGTTACGATGCAGAACTATGCTACTGATATGGGGCAAAAGATGGGCATTGCCGCAAAACCACCAACAGCAAAACAAGCAAAGAAATTGGTATCAACAAAAGACGGTCAATTTGAAGACTGGCACGCCGCTGTAGATGTAGAGTCAGCAATGGTTGCTGTTGGTAACGGTTGCCACCTTAAAGAAACTGGAGAGGAAATGAAAAAATGCCTTTCCGACTCAGACATTTCTGATGGAGATATTAAGAAATTGGCGCAAAGTCCCACACTAATCCCTGCGGCAATGAGATTATGGGATAGGGTTGGAATGCAACTTCCAGAAGGAATGGTATGGCAACATACTGGTAAGGGACTTGGAGAAGTTGCCCTATCACCAACATATGACACGGCCGGTGCAAAGAACAAAACTCCAAAGACAGATTTAAGAGCATGTGACCCAAAAACAGGCAAGTGTATGAACTTGTCCATGAAAATGGGAAAAGGTCAATTAATGTCTGGACAAGCGGGAGAATCCATAGGAACATTTAGAGTTGTGCTTGATAGAATGAGAGGATGTAAAGGAAGAACGATTGATTCTGATGGAAAAATGAATGGTGTTGCTTGTACCAGAAAACTTGGTAAGGGTGATAAAGAACTGATAAAAGACATGGAACAGGTTATAAAAGATATTGAAGATGTCTTTATAAAAACTAAAGTTTCTGAAGGAATGGGTCCTATTGGTTGGTGGTTGGGTAAAGGAATTGGTGGACAAAAACCTTCGTGGTGGTACAGGACTGGACCAGGAAGACCCGGCATGGATATATCTTGGGAAGATGCACAAGGTAAAGACCCAAATGACCACCCAGAGTGGTTCATAGAAGATAGAAAAGAACTAGAAAAGAATATGGCGATAATTCAAAAAGCCGACAAGGCCATGGACGACATACAAGATAAATTAGGAAGAATATACGGAAAAGGCAAGTTTGGGCAAGAAATGAAAGAACATGTCATGTATGAAGCAATGACAGGTTGTGGTAAATTCTGTGATGGTTGTTGTGGTGTTGATATATGTAAGGAGTGTCAATCTATTCATGCGGCAACTCATATAATTGTCGGCAACAAAGATGGTACAGGAGGAATGATAAAAGAGATTGAACCACCAGGCAGTAAAATGTTGAGGGAGATGTCAGTAAACACAACAGTTGATGTGAGGTTCAAAACTACCAGTGGTGTAAAATCAGCACAAGGGTGGTTTAAAGAAATGGAACCAGGAATTTTTGAAAAGATAAAATTCCAAACTAAAGCAGAACAAAAGGCAGGAGTGAAACAAAAGAAACTTACTGCACCAGAACACGAAAGACTATTAGAACTTATTGGCTATACAGGACAAACATTGCCAAAAGGCAAAACACATTGGGACAAACTCACTAAGAAACAGCAATTGAAAATACTCAGAAAAGCGGAAGTTAAGTTGGGTACTTACAATATAAATTCTGTTCATGGGATGGGTTCTGAATTTAAAGGTGGTGGAGTCGGAAAGATTTTTGATGAAGTTCAACCAAAATTTAGAACTTTCTTAGAACATAGTGGCGATAAAGAAAATGGCGGTGAGTATGGTCTTAAAGATGCAATGGATTGGGTTGGACATGACCCAGGCCGATTAGCAGAATTCTTGGGACTTGAACCAACGATTGATGCGAACCATGAAAGTTATGGAGATGTGTTTGAACCCGAAGAAACCAGTGGTAAAAGCAATACAGTAACAATTGATGGTAAAACAAAAACCATTCCTATTGCAAAAGATGATGAATATAGAGACTATCAAGCGGAACGAGAAGAAGGCCAAGAAGATATGACTCCTGAACAGTTTAGACAAGACAATGTGAATGAAAATACTAATAAGAAAAATGTAAGAAGAAAACTACAGACTTTTGCAATTCACGAATCAGGCCGGGCCGATAATGAAAGAGTTTCATATGAATTCAAAGATTCTTCTACACATGGCCTAGGTTCTTTTTCTACTAGAGAAATAAATGAGAATGAACAAGTTGCACTTTATTATCTTAATCTATTAAATGAAAACGAAAATGCACCACAATATCAAAGAACAGATTTCTGTAGATTTACAAATCACTCACAACATATTCCTAATGTTGTATTGGAAGAGAATGAAGATGGTAATTTCTACACATATGCAACCAGAGATATTCAAGAGGGTGAAGAAATTCTTATTGATTACTTCCTTGTATTTGAATCAATTCTTCCTGCAATAAAAGAAGAAGGAGAAGTAATACCAGAAGTATTGCGATGGACTGCTGGCTATGATGGCTTGGAAATTCCTCCAGATGATTTTGGTGACTTGCGAGATGAATTACAATACTTTGCTGAAATTAATGAAGCGGTAGACATTGTTACTGGCGAACTAGATGAAACATCACTCGCAAAAATGTCACAAGCATTGGGTGCAAGGCAAATGAGAAATCACATCGCTACTCAGAAGAGGCGTGCAATTGTTGCAACTAGAAACGAACCAAAAGTAAAAGTGGGGAAATACGATACATCTAACATCTTGGTGTTCAAGGGGAGAGGGAGAGCGAAACCGAAGGTTAATTATTCTAAGAAAGAACTAGAGAAAACTGAAAAACGAATAGTGGCAAGAATGAGAAAACTTGGTGCAGATAAAATTCGTGTCACTCCAACTGAAACAGGGGGCGAAATTCGCGAACCTAAATCTCCTCACATATTGCAGTTTGCACGCGCACATATGGCGGCTGGGGCAAAGAGAGAAGCGAAAAAACAGGGACTTGGAGAAGGTTTAAGGAATATTGTAAGAGACAAAATAGATGATTTTAAATTTTATCACAGTCCATTGCAAACAAAAATAAGAAAAGAAAAGAAAGAAAAAAAGAAAAGAGGAAAAAAGTATAATAAAATGGTTGGAATCAAGTCAGAAGAAGTTCAACTTGATAAAGATACTGAACTTGAAGAATCTTATAACGAAAAGGGTTTATTGAAGAAAGGTTTGACTCATGCTATTTACTCCAAAGGACCTTCTGGACAGATACACTTTACTCACAGAAGGAAAAAATTTGCAGATTTCAAAGCAAAGATGTACACAGATGCCATTCAATTCAATCAAAAAGACCATCCCGGATTTGGTGTAATGATAGTACCACACGGAACACCCAATGGAAAGTCTGTTCACAAAGACCATGAAAAATATTATGGCAAGGCTGATGAATCCGTTGAACTTGAAGAAAGAAAATACTATAGAGGTGATATTGTTAGAGGGAGAAGAGGAAATCACGCAGACCAAGAATATGTTGTACATTCAGGAAACAGTGAAGAAAATCCAAATAGTATGACTGTAAAAATAGACAACAAAAAGGTAAAGGTATCACCACACAATTTTAATAGCACTGGAAGAAGAAAATACTTTCCTGGACCTAAACTAAAAGAAGGTGCGGGAGATGCATCTGCAAGTGCATCAGAAACTGATGCAAATCGGGCCGCATACCTGAAGCAGTATGGTGCAAAACCAGAACAACGAGAACGAAGAAGTGCAAGGACAAATGCACGAAACAAACTAATTCGGCGAGGTAGAGCATCTGTGGGTGATGGAAAAGATTTAGACCACAAAGACGGAAACCCACTAAACAACTCACCAAACAATCTGAGAATGGTGAACAAGAGTTTCAACAGAGGACGAGATAACAATAAGTGGAGAAAAAAGACTAACGAAGAACATGGCGCAGGAGAGATTGGCACCAAGAAATTGCTAAAACGATACATAAAAGACACGCCATTTATGAAGATTCTGAAGAACAGGAAGTAAGAAATGAATACATCTCTATGGTTTGAAATCGGTGCTGGCGCCATAGCACTAATAACAGGAATTGCAACTGGATTTTATTATCTGGTGAACAAAGGAAAGATAAAAATGCTATTGAAGGAAAAGAAAGGACAATCAATAGACCTTCCAGATAATTGTTTTTGGGGGACTCACACAAGACTTCATGAAACTCTAACTGAGTTGCGTGTTAAGACCGATTGTGCGAGATCGCAGATTGTCCAGTTCCATAATGGTGGTGAATTCCTGGACGGCATTTCAATGAAAAAGATGTCACTCACCCACGAATCATTAGACAAAGGTGTATCATCAGAACTTTCAAACAAACAAGATGTTTTACTTTCTCTTTGTGTGGCTGGATTAAATACCTTATTGGAAGATGAAGCAATAATTCATATTGTAGAAGACATGGAAGATTCGTGGTGCAAGCAATTTTATCAAAGCAGTAATATCGTCACCCTTGCATTTCTGCCGATAAGGAAGTACGGTCAAGCAATAGGGTATGTTATGGTTCAGTGGTGTAGTTGGAATAAAGCAGATTCAATTGAAGATGAAACAGTATCAAAAGAACTTGAAGATGCAAGAGCATTGATTGAAGTCCAATTAGACATATTAAAAGGTAAACATGGCAAAAAATGATACATAGAGTATCAAGGAGACAATAATGATTAAATTTAAAGAACTAAACACATTTCTAACAACCTTATTTGAAGGTGAAGAAACAACTGGTGGTGCATCAAGAAGCGCACACAGTGACTACGGTGTTCATAGGGTAGAAAACCCAGAACAAGTACAAAGACTCAATGCGTTTTTAAGTTCATACACCCAAAGAGAATTCATTGAACCAAAGGCCGCGGTTGCAACACTCCGTCACAAATTCAACACCATTGGTTTGGATTTTGATTGGAATGCAAGTTCTGTTCTTGAAGATGGTGATAACACCATCCCAATGACCAGATTTGGTGGTGCTTTTGGAAAGAGTTTGCAAACACCCTATGCAGAATTTGAAACCACAGATGGTATCAAAGAATATAATAACGGCAAAGGTATGAACCTGAATCTGAACCTATCTACTACAGAAAATGGTTTATATAAACTTGATGCAAAGATTTCTGAAACTACAGATTAATCTTTTCTTTATTTTATTATGCTTTTTGATATTTTAACTAATGATAATTTTATGATGTTCGCTATGAAGAATTATACAAACCCCCAATGTACAAACATTGATGAGTTCTATGAGGATTTGAATCGAATCAAATATATTAAAAGGCTTCTAGGTAAGTACAACAAGAAAGGAATTATAAAGGCAAGACTAATACTAAACCACATAATTATACTAAACAATGTCTTTGGAAATGAAGCATGTTCACGAATATTATTTCATAAATTAGAAGAAGAATTTCATTCAGCAATAAAGACATTTTTAGAATTTTTAAATTATTTACCAAGAAAACTACCAGATATAGATTTAAGTAAAATACCACAAGAACATAAGATACTAATAGAACTAGAGAAAATACAATGATACTAAACGAAGCAATGGGTGATATTACAAAAGTAGTGGGTGCTTTTACCGTTTACAAATTTATTAAACTTATGTCCACGCCTTTTCGTCAAATGGATGCATATAAATATGGAATCATTGACAGTAAGGGTAAATTTTTAAAGAAATCAGAAGAACTAACATCAAGCAAAGAAAGAAAATCTGTTGATGTGTTTAATCGATTGATTATAAACTTAAAAAAACTTATAAAGAAGATTCCCGACCCATCACTTCAAGCACAATTAAGAACTGTTGCAACAGCAATGGTTCTTATAAAAGAAGAATCGGAAAAAATTGGTGGTGATGGGAATTTTGTAATGAACGAAATACGAAAATACTTATCAAATAAAGGTATAGATACTGATAGTATAGAACTTAATAATTCATTTGAAACTTTAATAAGAGAGAACAAAAATGACTAGCGACTATCAGATACCAGATGAATTTCTAAATGATGAATTTGATTTCGGATTCACGGCAGCGGATGAAGATGAATTAAATTCGTTGGTTCAATTGGACGACCAAACGACTCCAGATGAAATTAAGGAAATGCAAGAAAAGTTAGATTTAATTCTACAAATGAATTCTACTTGTGAAGGAACTAGTGCAGTTAAAGAACAATATGATGAACTGTTGAAGGTAAAGATGGAGGAAATCGAAAGGGTTACACTTCCATTGTTGCTTAATTTAAAAAAGAATAAAGCAAAAGATTACTTATATTGGCCTGGTGGAGAAAGAGAAGCAAAATGTGATTTGCAAATACAAAAACTATTGAATATAACAAGGAGTTCGTAATGGGATGTGGATGTAATAAAAATAAAAAGTTTCCTCTGAAGAAATCTTCAAGAATGCCGATGAAGAAGAAGTCGTGTAGTAGGTCTACTAATCCTGTTCAAGAAAGTCAAATGACACCTAATGACAGAAGAGCAAAAATAATAAAATCACAGAATGCTAAAAAAATCAAACAAATACGCAGAAAACAATTTGAATGGGAAAGAAGAGCAAACAATGAAAACCTATGAAAAATTAATAGAAGAATTAATGGAAACTTCACCTGTAAATTCGTTGGGTGGCGGATTTTCTGTTGGACAAGCATCATCTAATTCAGGCAACCTTGCTGGCTATGACCCAGTTATGGGAATGCATCGAAGAAAGAAAAAGAAACTCAAAGAAACCTTTGCAGGATGCCCAGTGTTTGAAGTATCGTCCGATGATTTTACAAAATGCTCTCATGGTAGAAACAAATACGAACGATGGGGCAACAAAATGAATATGGAAGAAGCCGACAATCAAGACATCAGAGCATATGCACACCGAAATCCTGGCAAACCAATCATTATAAAAGATTCAACATATGGTACAATGTCCTACTTGATTCCAAGACAAAATGTGACCGAATCCTTTGAACTGGATGAAAAATTTACAATTAGTGGTTACAATAAGAAAGGGAAGAAAATAGGGGGATATACTGCACTCGGACAAAGAGATGCTGATTCCGCTGCAAAAACCCTAAAGAAGCATTTTGGTGCCCATAAAGTTGAAATTGAATCTAGTGGCAAGAACACAAAGACTGAATCCTTTGAACTGGATGAAGGTAAAATGTCAGAGATTGACGCAAGAAGAAAAGAAGGTCAAAGTCCTGAACAGATTGCCAAAGGCATGAAAGTTGATGTTAAGGATGTGAAGAAAATTCTTGGAATTAGAAAAACCAGACCACTTACAAATCCTATGTACTCCTCAGAGTCCGTACCCAAAAAATAGGAAAATAATTTATAATGTATGTGAAGTTTTATTATGATAATGTAGAGAAAGAAATCTTTGAACCCTTTACAAAGAGGGCTTATTATGAGGGTGATATTATACCAAAAAACAAAAAAGGTATGCATAAATGGATTATCGATAACAGAGTTCCTCTCTCTGAATCTGTAAACATCAAAAAAGCAAGCGAATATTTCATAAGAATTTTAAAGATGACTGGAATAAGACAAATAGCGGCTCAAGGTGCGGCCGCAATGCCTTTGGTTGGTGGTATTGCATCTTTATCTCCCTTTGATATCAATTCAGGCATAATACGAAATGAATCAAAGGGGTATGGAAAAAATAAAAGAATTGAAGGTACGATAGAACCAAACAAGCCAGTACTTTTAATAGACGACTTAATTAATGGTGGCAATTCCGCAATGGATTCACTAGAAGCACTAAGAGGAAGTGGATTCTCTAATATTTCATTTTCCACACTGATGTGTTTTGATTGGGGAAAAGGGAAAGACAGACTTGGGATATTGCAGGGACAACTTCCATACTACTATGCAATTAGGGTGAAGAAAACTTAGATAATTGGCCTTTTTATAATAAATTGGCCTTTTTTTGATTTTTCGGTTCACAAATTCTCCTAAATAGTATAGTAGGAGTATGAAAAACTTATTTAGGTATCTCTCAGTATCTTTGTTATTGTTTTCTGGGTGCAAAGTCCCACAAGCGTCCATCCTACCCCCTCAAATCACAACCGACATCGTTATCGATGTTACACCACCAAAGGTTTCAAACCCTCTTGATAGGTGGTTCACCCCAACAACCGAAGAAAACGACCCATATCCATCAGTAGGTTCATTACACAGAGAAGATGGTTCTCTGGTAGGTTCTGCAATTCTCATAGAGAAGGATGTTGCTCTAACGGCTGCACATTGTCTGGACAAAGACAATGTTTTCTCCTTGGTCATAGGTGAGGAAGAAATTATGGTGAAGAAAACAATTTTACACCCTAGTTACAGCACCGCATCCTTCTCTGTGAGTAACGACATTGGTTTGGTATTTCTTGAACGTGAAAGTCAATATGAACCTGCAACAATTGGATGCGTAGAGTGGATGCACAGATATCAGAATATTACTACAGTAGGATATGCACAAGGATATAAAAAGTATAGTAAAAGGTGGGTGTTTACTTACTTTGGCACATTAGTAGAAGAACCGAATGAAATTAAATTCATACCACATGGTGTGAGTGTGTGGTTCGGAGATTCTGGTGGTGGAGTATTCGCAAAATTTGAAGGAAAGGAATATGTCGTAGGAATTATAAGCACATTCACTATTATGCGTGTGTTTGAAGATAGAGAATTGGTTACAGAATGTTCTGCAACAAACATTGCAAAGTATATAGATTGGATAGAAGGGAGTATTTTAAATGAACAGATGGAAGAACTTGAAGAAATTGTTGAGGATGAAAGGTAGTGTGGTGGAACGCATTGGAACTGGCGTTGTTATTGTCGTTGGTTTTCTTGTCGGATTGTATGTCGGACGATTCCTCTTAAATATTTTTTGAAAATGTTGTTTTCAAACAATTTGAATTTATAAATAATACAGTGAATACAAATAAACATATTGTACAAAATAAAACACCGAAACCCTTTATGGGAATCGGTGTTTTTTATATTTGACTGATAGGCAGTGCGGGAGTCGTTACTCCATTCATTGCACTAGGGATAGGACTTGGAACTTCGCTACCTTAGAATCGTCAAACAGGAGGAGGAGCATTTAGTGTCTTGTGGGCATTAAATGCTTTTTCCATTCATTATATATAACATACATAATATAGAAAGGTTCTATAATTATGATTATAGCAGGAATAGATTACAGTTTACGAAGTCCATGCATTTGCGTATTCGCGGGAATGGAAAAGGAATCATTTACATTTGATAAATGTACTTTTCACTTTCTCACAGACACAAAAAAATATGCAACATTTTTCTTAAAGAATATTCACGGTGAAAGATTCCAAGATTGGAATCAAGATTTCCAAAGATACAAATCAATTGCAGATTGGGCAATGGATAAAATTATAGGTTGTGAACAAATTGCCATTGAAGGATATTCAATGGGAAGTAAAGGTAAGGTGTTTCACATTGCAGAAAACACAGGTGTCTTGAAATATAAAATATACAATTTGGGCGTTCCTCTTGAAGTCATTCCACCAACTACTGTGAAGAAGTTTGCAACCGGCAAAGGAAATGCAGACAAAGACCAAATGCATCAAACATTTATGAAAGAAACTGGAATGGATTTGAAGTGGAAGATTACACCCGATAAAACAAAAGTCGGAAATCCAGTTTCCGACATTGTTGATTCTTATTATATTTGTAAGTTTTTATACGATAAGATTATTGAGAATTATACTAGGAGTTAGTCAGATGCTTCTATTGCCTTCGCGCGTTCATCTGAGCGTTTGACATGTGCGGATCTGATATAATCTTTATCTGGCTCCAAATTTTTATTTTTGTTCCGCGGCAGCGCAGAATTGGGCTGCTGTTTAAGAATCCATCCCTGCGTCGCTGAAACAGTCTCTGGTGACACTCTTGTTCTTATCGATCTGTCTATCTTTTCTTTCCCTTGTTGGCCCGTCAATTTACCAGCAACTACATCCTTTTCAATGCCCGCAGTCCAATTCCTATGCCTTTCGCCTGAAGTCCTATCCTTATACTTAATCTTTGCCTGAGCAGACTTCATTCTTGCAATTGCTTTTCTGCCTGCTTTTCCTTCAAGTTCACCGCTGGTTAATGGATTGAAAGCTGTTGTATCCCGATACAAACCATCCTTGCCCTTCACAGTCTTTCCTTGTACAAGTGCCAAATTCGCTGCTGGTTTCACGGCGCCATGCTGAAATTGCTTTATTGCTCTTTTTACGCCCTTTTCATCCAACTGAACAACATCTAAAACCGCTTCAGTCAAATCAATTAAATCATAAACCGCATCCATGATGTCTTCATCACTCGTATCTTCGTTTAGGTTATCGCCAAAGTAGTTATTAAAGTATTCTAATACCATAGCATCTACTTCATCATATTCTACATGGGCTTTTACATATTGTGTGGACATTTTCCCACCTTTGGTGTAATTGTGTACTACTTTATATTTTGGCTTTGCAGATTTTTCTTTGGGCTTTTGTTCAGGTTTTTCACTATCCGATTCATTCAACTGCACCTGAAGTGCCGCTTCGTTTAAACTATTAAATGCTTTTCGTTCCATTGATTTCTCCTATAAGGTTGTAATATATATAAAAACTGTTATTTGTGCCAACCATTCTTTATTTTGATTTTGGATACAATGTTTTTAGTCAT